ATTTAAATGCTAATAATTACATAGATGTTAGAAAAGAATTAGAAACGCTAATTAACAAAAAAGTTGGTGCAGACATACGTGGTTATGGAGTATTCTTAAAACCTAGAAAAGAACAAGGTGGTGTTCCTGGATTTAGTATTGATTTTGGTAGAGCTATAAGTCAATATCTAACACTTGCTTCTGGATTTGCTGGTAAAAATAGATTTAAAACTACAGAGATAAGATTGTTAAATGATGTCAAGCAAAGTGGTAAGAAAAATTTAAGAGATGCTGTCACTAGGTGGTATGAATATTCTGATGATCCTTATCAAGAGTTTGCAATGCCTAGAAGATTAGGTTTCTGGTGGTATCTAGGGGGCAACATATCATCTGCTTTACTACAGACAATGAGTATACCACAGTTTGTTTTTGGTAAGCTAGGTACTTTTTCTAATACAGCAATAGCTACTAAAGAATTAATGATAGGACTAAACGATGCTAGGAAGATGTTGTCTTTACCTGGAATTACTCAAGATAGATTTGAACAAAGAACTTTACAAGATATATTTATGGACTTTAGTAAAGCACCAGAAGATGTCAAGCAAGATTATCTTAGAGAAGTAGCTAATGGTATAGTAAAACCAGGATCTGCTTTTAAAGAATCTGGTATGCCTACAGATCAAGTTAATTACAGAACCTCTAATAGAATTAGAGAAGGTTTAAAAACCGCAGAGAATACTATAATGGGTGGTGCTTTTGCTACTATGGAAACATTCTCACGTACTGCCGCATACATTGCATCATACAGATTGTTTACTAAAAATAAAAAAGCTAGAGAAAAAGCGCATAAATATTTTATGCATGATGCTAACTATAGATATTCTTTACAGTTAAACAATAATGAAATTAGCCCCAGAACATTAGCGCAATTTGTTATAGAAGAAGACTTCGGTGTTTATGGTAAGACCGAGAGACCAGCAGTGATGCGTGGTCCTGGTTCTGTAGTATTCTTATTTAATACATATGTAGCGCAGATGCTAAGTCAAATATTTAGAAACCTAACAGACAGAGGTTTGCTTGGAAAAGAAATGGCTGCGAAGGCGCTAGTAATGATAGGTTTAACTGGTGGTTTATTTGCTGTTCCTTTCTTTGATGATGCTGCATGGTTAGCGGAGTTTATATACAACACAGTTACAGGCATAAGAACAGACAGAAGGCAAGTTGTTAAAAGATTTTTTAATGACCACGGTTTTGGTTCGGGTGCAATTGAAGCTATGGAAAATGGGTTAGTAAATAAATGGCTAGGTTTTGATTTATCTAGCAGAGTTAGATTTAATGTTCCTGGTATACAGCAAACAAAAGCATTCTTAAATATGGCAGGCTTGAACTCGGGAGCTCGTGGCGAAGAAATTCTTGGTGCTTTTGGTAGCATGACATTTGGTAATGCACGTGGTATAATAGATAAAGTAGAACAAGCGGGTGGTTTAGCACAACTAGATGGTTCAGATTACATGAAGATTATAGGAGGCGCTTTACCTACATTTATGAAAAACTTAATAACAGCTACAGATTATTATACAGGGGGTCCTATATTCTCAGGCAAAGGAACTCTACTAATAGATAATCCTACAGCATACCAAGGGTTTTTAAAAACAATAGGTTTTAATCCTACTGAAATAGCTAAAGCACAACAGTTATTATACTTAGAGAAAGTAAATGGCGGTGTTACTGCAGAAGCTAGAAAAAGATTTAATACTAGAATTAAAAATTATTACAGAGATCTAATGATAAACAGGGATAACCCAAAAGAACTAGCTAAACTAGCAAAAATAGAAAGAGAAATTATACAAGACTTAATTAAGTTTAATAGCAACTTGCATCCTGGATTAAAGTTTTCTCCAAACGTTTATAGGTTGATGCAAGAAGCTATGAAAGATGTAAATAAAATTTACAGAATAAGTGGCGGTAGTACATATGAGATAATGTCTAATTTACAGGACTATCAAATATCTGGCATGGGATTGTTGCCAGCTAAACCATACTAACACATCCAAGAAACCCACTCTTTAGACTTAGAACCTTTAGGCTCATCAACTACTACAGGAACTTGAAATGTTACGCCATATTCTGGGTGTGTAAACCATAGTGCTTGTTGTGGTCTTTCAGATGTAAATCTATTTGAGTAAGCATACTCGTCATACCCCTTTGTAGAACCATTTACTATAGTACCTTTTAGAGATATGTACTGGTGGTAGTGCCCAAGTAAAACATAGTCAATAGTCTTATTTCTATTGTTGTATTCTTGTTTAATCTTTTGAACACCTCTAGCTATAGGACCTAGCATACCCACAATTCCCGTGCCCCCTGCCACACCGAGACGATCACCGTGTGTTAGTAGGTAGTTAACACCATATACTTTGTATATGGTATCAAAGCCTGTAGGTATTTGGAACTGTATACGCTTGTCATTTTTAAAATGTCTAGCTAATAAATTGTATAACATCCAGTCATAGTTGGTTTTCGCGGCTTGCTTGTGGCGATATTGCTTGTAAGTTCTTGAGTGATTACCAAAGGTACAGGGAACGAATACTTTTCCAAAAACTTTAGCAAATTTTTCTAGTGCCCATGTCATATTGTCAAGCAAATCTAATACATGTTCTATGTTAGAACCGTCATTGTTTTCTGCCAACTCATCATGTATATCACCAGATATCATATCGCCACCCAAGGCACAGATTATCCCTGGATATTTAGGATTAACCATGTGATTAGTACATAAGTCAATAGTAGTATCTACTACATTCTTAAATCTTCTTAGAGCAATCTCTCTATTGTATTCATTAATACCATTAACAGCTTGTTTATCTACAACCTCACCCCAATGGAAATCAGATAGAAATATAGTCGGCACACCTGGTGCACCTTTTGCGGGTGTATTTTTAGTTAACCACTTAGGTGGTTTTATCTTATGGTTTTCTGCCTTAATAAGATTGTTCTTTAATTTTTGATGCGCCAAATTTTCTTTAGCTAATACATCTACTTGTCTTTTAATATCACGCATCTCTGCATCATGTGCATACTGTTGTTCTATCAATGCTGCTTCAGCATCGGGGGGCACGACTGTGGGTTTAATCCCTTGTAGTTGTGCTTGTTCTATTCTTTCTAGTAGTGTGGTACGTGGTATGCCCAGCTCTCTAGAAGCTGCGGCTTTGTTGCCTTTGTTATTAATTACTGTGTTTAAAGCATCAATTAATATATTTTTTGCTGTTGGTTTAGCCATAGTATTCTCCTGTAATTGTGGTATATTACCATTAATTTTGCCTATTGTCAAGTAAATTACACTGTGATATAATTATCTAATGATACAAACAGATGCAATAGAAATGACAGCCCCTGTTGTTAAGATCGGTGGGGATGCTGTTAAAGTAGAAGAATCCTCAGATGATTCTGAATCCAAAGAGTAAACAAAAATCATGAACAGAGCTGCAATGGAGCAAATGATGAAGAAAGCTCCCGCTTCTCAAAAGAGAAAGCGCAAAAGTCCTAGCGTAGATAAGCGTGTTAAGAAGTTAATGGCTAAACAGTCTAAGAAAAAATCTTTTATGTCTAACCTATCTAAACCCACACCTACTCTAACTAGGATAAAGAAAGATTTAAAAATGAAAAAGAATAAATTACAGAGACCATGAAGAAAAAATCTACAGTTAACAAAGCAGGTAATTATACAAAGCCTGGTATGCGTAAAGCTCTTTTTAATAGAATTAAAGCTGGTGGAAAAGGCGGAGCTCCAGGACAATGGAGTGGGCGCAAGGCGCAAATGTTAGCTAAACAGTATAAGGCAAAAGGTGGAGGTTACAAGTGATAAAGAAAATTAAAAAACTTATTTGCAAATTGTTTCACATAAAAGAATGTGAATGCGAAATGCCAAAGAAGAAAAAGAAAGGGAAAAAATAATGCCAATGGGAAAAGGAACTTACGGAAGTAAGAAAGGTAGACCACCTAAAAAAGCTAAGAACCAGAAACCAATGAAAGAAGTTAAGAATGGTAATGGTACAAAAGGAAAGTTAACTGGTGCACAGAAAACTTTACCTGCATTCTTGCAAAAGAAAATTGCAAAAGCTAAAAAGAAAAAGTAATGGCTCTTGCGAAATCGCAGAGAAGTTTAAAGTCTTGGACCAAACAGAAATGGAGAACCAAATCTGGAAAGCCCTCGACTCAAGGACCTAAGGCTACTGGTGAAAGGTATTTACCTTCTGCTGCTATAAAAAATTTATCAGCAAGTGAGTACGCTGCTACTACTAGAGCTAAAAGAAAAGCTAGAGCACAGGGTAAACAACATGCCGCTCAACCTAAGGGAGTTAGAAAGAAAACTAAAAAGTACAGGAAGGTATCTTAATGCTTAACTTATTAATAGGACCATTGACATCTTTACTAGGGGATACAGTCAAAGGTTTTGTGGCTACAAAAAAAGCCAAAGCCGATTTAGCTTTGACAGAAATCAAAGCACAAAAAAGTTTAAAGGAACAACAGATTGCAGGGAAGATATCGTGGGAAGCTTCTGCTGTAGATCAGATGAAAGGGAGTTGGAAAGACGAGGTAATTTTACTAGCCCTGTTAATTCCAGCGGTGCTAGTATTTATTCCTGGATGGACACCACATATCAAGGCAGGATTTGAAGCACTACATAGTCTACCAGATTATTATAAACATTTATTATATATTGCTTGCTCTGCAAGCTTTGGTATTAAAGGTGCTAAAGGCGCTATGGGATTGCTGTCTAAAAATGGCTCCAAGAATACCTAGAAAGAAAGGACAACCAGCTGGATCTAAAAAGCATTCAGACTTATACACAGATGAAAACCCGAAAGGAACAATCAAAGGACTTGGATTCAAAGATGAGTCATCAGCTCGCAGTAGCGTGGCTAAGATTCGTAGAAGCGGTAGAAGCCATGCTCATAAAACTCAAGCAGCTATTGCAATGGAGCAACGAGCTCGCGTTGCAGGTAAGAGTAAGCCTGCCGCTATATATAGGAAGTTTATTGAAGCCCAAAAAAAGAAAACAAAAGCAAGACGATGAACATGAGAAGCATTGGGGAATAGGAGGATTTTAATGTTTGAAGAACTTAAGGAGAGAATAAAAGAACACGAGGGATATAGGGGTATCGTATATAAAGATAGCTTAGGATTCGCTACCATAGGATACGGTCACCTTGTCACTAAGGAGGATAACTATGAAGAAGGTGTTGAATATAGTCAAGAACAATTGGAAGCCGTGTTTGAAAGTGATTTTCAAAATGCCTGTGATTGTGCTGACATGGTCGCTCAAACAAATAATATCAATCTTGACGATCATCCGCAACCAGTTAAAGAAGTTCTTATAGAAATGGTATTTCAGCTAGGTGTTGGAGGTGTAAGTAAGTTTAAAAAATTCTTAGCAAACTTATCTACTAAGACCTATCACCTAGCCGCAGATGAAATGCTTGATTCGCGTTGGGCAAAACAAACCCCCATGCGTGCGGAGAAACTGTCTTATATTATCAGAGAACTAGCACACTAGATGTCTTTTTTAGTAGCTAACGTACCACCTGTAAAAGTTTGGGTTAAGAAGCAATATCTCTATGACCTAGAAAGGGGGCACGGAGAATACGTAGAAGGCATATGGACTACTGTTAAATCTATACAAGGCAGAGCTTTGTATTTTGAAACATATATACCAGAGTATGCTGCCCTCTACGATAAGCTACCAATTAGTGCTTTCGTTAGTTCGCCCAATGTTAAAGATGATTTACCCCTAGAAGAACTAGAATTGTGGGATGCTTTTAGTTATCATATAACAGTGATAGAAAAAATTACTGTACCACCTAGAGCAAAATACTTATCGCCATCAAAGAAATGGTATCATGGGGAATATCTATTTACAATAGATAGTTGCCATGCCGATCATAATTTACCCAACATAAATTACTCACAAGTTCCAGAGGAACATAAGTCATTTAATATTTTAGAATTAGAAAACGGACACTTTGCTGCCCAACCAAACAATAGAACATTGTTTTATGATAAATCTTTGACTCCTGCAGAACCAAAGCAACCAGATTTTAAAGTATCAACTATAGAATATAATGTGGAATCTGTCAGTAAATGGACAGCAGGTGACGATACTAATTTCTTTTATAAATTCAAAGAACAAAGCTAGGCTTACGCCTAGCCTATTCCGATTATAATTATTTCGTTACGATCTTGTGAACGTTTGGAAATGATTTGTTTCTATTGTAAAAGTTTAATGCCCACTGCCAGTCTTCTTTGTACTCGGCTCTGCAATAATCTTCTAATGAGTCTCCGCTTGTTTCGTCTTTGCTAAAGAAGTTTAAACACCTGTTAACAAATGATTCTGTTACGGAGAAAGTTGTTGGGTTTGCCATAGTTTCTCCTTTGTTGATATTTCAGCCAAGGCTCTCCAATAGTCCTTGTCTTTGATTGGGAGTCTATCAAACTTATACTTAGAAGTCAATGATTTATTGCTGAACAACAGGTATAACTTTTTTGCAAACCTATCATATTTAGTTGTGTGCGGATAATTAAATTTATTTTTCATGTGTCTCCAAAAGAAAAGGGCTAATCCCAATGAAGAAAATCAGCCCTTTGTACGGTTGTGGAAGTTGTTCCCCAAACTGTTTCTAAATATTGCATCTAGAAGAAGTAAGGTTCTTTGTGCCCCCCTGTCTCCGTTAACTAGTCTTATTATATCAAAAGATATAACATTTGTCAAGAGGTAAATGCCTCACTCCAATCTCCTTGAACTGCTCCCTTTGCATACTCAGTCGCTCTAGTCTCAAAGAAGTTTTCGTGTGCCTGTCCATTGACAATATAATCCACCCACTCAAGCGGATTGTTTTTAACTCCGTAGTTAGGTTTTAAACCTAGCTGGAGTAATCTTCTGTCTGCCATGTAGTGTATATAGTTCTTTACTTCTTGTGGTGTAAGTCCTTGAACTGGTCCTTGTGCGAACGCCAGGTCTATAAACTTTTCTTCAAGAGTTACCATATCCCTACATATATCGTAGAGTGATTTCTTAAATTTATCATTCCATATGTGAGGTTTCTCATCTAATACAGTGTGTAATAACTTAATCATATTTTCCACATGATGATTCTCATCACGTATAGACCATGCAACTATTTGCCCCATGCCTTTCATCTTACCAAATCTTTGGAAGTTTAGTAGCATAATAAATGAACCAAACAACTGTAAGCCTTCACCAAATGCAGAGAACACAGCCATATCTCTTATGATCTTTTGTTCTTCCGTGCCCCCTTTACTTTCCCAAAGATAGTTATGTTTATCAGCCATCTCTTTATATTCTTGGAAAGCTTTATACTCTCTATCATCCATACCTATTGTATCATTTAATAAAGAGTAACTGTGTGCATGGTTAGCCTCCGATGTAGCGATAGCGGATAACATCATGCGCACCTCTGGTTTTTTAAACATGGGTATATACACATCCATATAGGCTTGTGCAATATCTACATCACCTTGTGTAAAAAATGTTAGAATCTGTTTTACTAGATTCTTTTCTGCATCATTCATCTTAGAGTTCCAATCGTTTACATCCTCGTGTAATGGAACTTCACTTGGTAACCAATGCATCTTTTGTTGATCATCATAGGCTTTAAACGCCCACGGATATTCAAATGGTTTATAATATTCTCTTCCTTCAAATACTGACATCTCTCCCCTTTCTATGCCTCGCAAGCTGCGCAAGCAGTTTCATCTGTATCAAAGTCTTGTCTTATCGTTCTTTCTATTTTACTAGATAAGTTCTCTACCTTTTTAAGTGCTTGACTTCTCATGTAATATAGAGTTTTAACTTTACTCTTCCATGCTCTCAGATGTATACCATGTAATGTTTTAGTATCTACATCTGGTGGTAAAAATAAATTTAAACTTTGTGATTGACAAATATACTTTTGTCTATCGGCTGCTAAATCCACCAACCATCTTTGGTTCATTTCAATTGCAGTTTTAAATACTTCTTTATCTGCTTCAGATAAGAATGATAAGTGTTGCACACTACCACCATTAGTTACGATAGACTTCCATACTTCTTTATTATTTCTATCATACTTTATTAATGTCTTCTCTAAGTATTTATTCTTCATTAAAAATGTGCCACTCAAAGTCTTTTGAGAAAAAGCGTTTGCTCTTAGTGGTTCTATAGATGGAGAGGTTCCTCCACAGATAACTGATGAAGATGCATTAGGAGCAATGGCGATGACATGAGAATGTCGTAGTCCTGTGCCTTCCATATCTGCGGGTGAACCTCTCTCTGCCCCTAGCTTTTTATTAGCAGCTTGAGCCTCGTTGTGTATATGTTTAAAGATATATTCGTTTATAGATTTAGACATAGGACTATCCATAGATATAGCTCTCTTCTGAAAGTAGCTATGTAATCCCATTGCACCTAAACCTATTGCTCTTTCACAACGTGCAGAATTGACAGCTCTCCACATATAGTCTGGAGCTTTCTGAATAAAATGTTCTAACACATTGTCTAACATACGCACTAAATCTTCTATGAATTGTGGGTTATCTTTCCACTCATCAAAGTATTCTAAGTTAACAGAAGACAAACAACACACAGCAGTTCTATCTTTTGCTGTAGGTAATGTAATCTCTGAACATAAATTAGAATGATTAAACTTTAATCCTAGTTTCTTTTGTGTTTCTGGTAATGATTCATTTACTGTATCAATAAAACTTATATATGGTTCACCTGTTGCTATTCTAGTTTCAAGTAATTTAATCCATAGAGTTCTAGCATCTGTTGTATTGATAACTTGTTTTGTATGTGGATCAATTAAATCCCAAGAATCGCCTGCTACTACAGCTTCCATAAATTTATCAGATACATTTACACCATGATGTAAGTTAAGATTTTTTCTATGTATATCTCCACCTGTTGGTTTTCTCATCTCAATAAACTCTACAATCTCTGGGTGAGATATATCCATATAAGAAGCATAGCTTCCTCTTCTAGTTGCGCCTTGATGAAAAGCAGTCATCTGTGAATCAACTACATGCATGAAAGGAATAACTCCTGTAGTTTTATTTCCAATACTAGTAGACATACCCTGTGATCTTACATCACCCCAGTATCCACCAATGCCACCACCCATACTAGACAGCCATATGTTTTCTGTATAGTGATCAGCTAATCCTTCTCGAGAATCGTCTACATAATTTAAGAAACAAGATATAGGTAAACCACGTGTAGTACCACCATTAGATAACACAGGAGTAGAAAACATAAACCACAACTTACTAGCATAATCATACAATCTTTGCGCATGTGCTTGATCATCTGCAAATGTTTTGGCAGCTCTAACAAAGGCATCTTGAGGGCTGGCTTCTGTTGGTAGTAAGTATCTATCTTTTAATATTGTCTTTCCTGATTCGGTTAGGTATTCATCACGTGAGTATTCTATATTTATTTTCATTTGTATCCTTTCATATTGTCCTGTAGAGAGCGCGAGTTTTTGATTGTATCATAACTTCATTGGGAACACAAGACCGTCTTTAACTTGAATATATCCAGCCTCTTCCATAGCTTTAACTGTCTGTTCTGATTCTCCTGGTGCGAGAGTTCTTCGGAGTAATTCGCGCTTGAAATGTCGAAGACTAACGAAGTTTCTCTCTGTATTTAGCATAGTTTCTTTAGTCCAAACAGCCATATCTTGTGCTAGTTTACCCGCTCTAGCCATACCAAAGCCTGCCAATGCCTTAGGCATATTCTCTTCTACTTCAAACATTAAATCTTTAGTTCTCTGCCATTGATCCCAAGTAATAACTTTATCTCTAGAACTACTAGCAGATACAGCTAAAGCAACTTTAATAAAATGAGATACTCTACGTTGTGTATACTCAGATAAGTTTGCATCAGTTGGTATTGGTTTTAATCCAGATTCTATGTCTTGATTTATTTTATCAAATGCTCTATCATCAAATCGCATAGGACCATACATCTTAGCTATCTCTGATAAATCACTTCTTAGATTATGTATTGTAGAATCTTCTACTCTATCTTGTAATAAAGACTGTGGTATCTTTTCGCCATCATAAAACACAGGTATTATTCTAGATAGTAAACCTTGTGATCTAGCATCTTCTGGTAAATTATCTACAAACTGTTCTGGTGTAGCACAAGCAATCCAATTTAAACAAGGACCTTTTATTATATGCTCGCCTGCAGTTTTTGTTTTATGTGAATACTCTTCTTTACTATCCCACATGTCTGTTAAAAACATTTGTAAATATCTTTCATGTCTAGATAGAAACGTACCTAACTCAGATGTAACTAATGTAAGTGACCCATCATAAAACTCATCACCTATTGTAGACAAACGCATGTCAAACCTAGAAGCTTTAGACATATCTACTGCTAATTTTTCTGGAGTTATTCTATCTTGAATAAGATACAAAGGAAACTCTTTTAAACCATACTCTATCAAGCCAGAATTAAAATGTTCGTGATCTGGTGTTGTGCCTACAGGTGTAGTTAACTTACGAAATACTTTACTAAATGGTAGAATCAAACTAACTGATTTGTTTCTTCCTGGACCTGCAACTAGCACAACGAATATATTAGAACGTATATCGTAGTTTGCCATTGGCATCCACACTCTTCTACCTAACGCACCAGATACAGAGGACAAAGCTGCCCACGTTCTAAACAGTTTAGGTATAGGACTATTGTCGGTAGCCGCTACACATGCGTCTATATAATCTTTATATATTCGTGTCATTGTGCCCCCCTTTCCATGTCTTTAAATTTTTCCAAGAGTTACCCACCTCAACAGAAGAAGGTATAACTAATTGTCTATCGTGAACAGTCATAGGATTAGTCATACAATTAATAATCTTAGGCATTAACTCATCTACTTTTTCCGTAGGAACTTGACCTAATATAGCATCATGTACTTGTCCTAATACTTGAACACCCTCATCTCTAAGTTCGTTCCATACTCTGTACAATCCTACATTTAAAAGATCTCCTATAGTAGACTGTGGAACATAAGCAATAGCACCACGCAATGTGGTAGCATCATTTAATCTGCCCCAGAACTGTCTTCTTCTACCCAACGGTGTAGTTAGTGTTCCAGTATTTGATAGCTCATTTGCTATACTATCATGCCATTTCCTGATTCCAGGGAAAGCGCCTGGAACATCCAGGTATTTAATCTTTTCACCATATACTTTACCATATGCTAGAAGCTCATCGAAACCAGCTTTCGAGTCCTGCTTGTGCCACCTATTAACTGATTCTAAAGCAACCACACCACCGTAATATAACAGTTGAAACCTTGTAGCATGTGCCACTTTAATCTTTAAATGCCTAGCCAAAGATGTGGCTGACAGTCCGTAATTAGTACCATGACCCGCACGCTTACACATATCTCTAAAACTAAACTGTAAGTAATAAGGATTCTCAGCTAACTCTCTTTCTTGTGCAGGATCACCGCTCCAACCCATGTTCTTCCAAACCATTTTAACCACAGTAGTATGCAAATCTCCACTTTCACAGGCATTGATATAGTTTTCATCGCCTGTTAGATAAGCAACCACACGTGATTCAGCTTGCTCTAAGTCTGCATAGAACATAGTCATACCTTCATCGGGTATAAATATTTCGCGCAGATCTTTTGTTATGTTTTGAAGATTAGTTCCTGTGCCCCAAGGAGCTTCTGAAGATGACCAACGACCTGTCTCTGTACCTGCCACATTATAAGAACAACGTATTCTATTGTCGCCATCCCTATCTGTATCTAACACACCAAGTTGTTTGTCGATATCACGTAATGCAAGAATAGCATTACAGAAAGGTTTTGCTCGTGGATAATTTTCGCGCATGAATTCTAGCGCCTCACGATCTGTAGATATTTTTTGTTTACCTTTTTTGTAGGATATAACTTTTGGTATACCTAAGTGTACGTAAAATAAATTCTGTAATTGTTTTGGTGATGCATGATTTAGATCTTTACCTGTTGCCGCATTTGCAAATAGATTAAGCATGCGTTCTAGTTTAACCCTAGTATTCTTCAAGGGGGCACGCATATTTTTTACTGCTTCTAAATCTACACGCAACCCTTTTAGCATCATAGCCATAGCAGGCTTGAGACTATCTAATTCAAACTTGTATGTATTGGTGGTGGTATTATCTAACTCTTGTTTAATCTTCTGCCAAATCTCTAGAGTAACTGCACAGTCTAAAGCGCAGTATGTCCAAAGAGTTTGCTCAGAATCTAACTCTATATTTTGAATGTCTACATTCTTTATAATTTTTGCCATTGCTTTTGTCTCCTGTGTTACTCATAATCTCTTTCAATAATCATATCTATATAATGTTTTGCTTTTAATAAATCTTCTTTGCCTCCTTTCGATGCGTGTCTACAAATATATTTTATAGCATTACCTTCTGCAAATAATAATTTATTACCATTAATAAATACTGAAGGTTGTATTTTATAATCCTTATAGTGATCACCACCTATTTGTTTATCATAAGTAGAGTTCATTCTGTCCTCCGATAATCTCAAAAATTTTCTTTCTTGTATTTTCTGCATGTAAAAACGCATAGTCACAGACTATGATAAAATCTTCTGTCTTTCCTCTCAACCATATCTTTGCTCGTTCTTTGTTAGCTATGCTTTCTCTTGACTTGTTATTAGATAAGAAGTCTGATATCGCTTGGTCAATTACGGATCTCCACAACCGCACTTCACTTTCGATAGTTACTAAATCATTTGGTATATGTAACTCCGAAAAATATGGAGCACGTTTGGACATCGTTACATTTATTCATCTCTCTTTGTGCTCTTTGAAAACTTAGCCATAGTTTTCCAAGCACCCTCGTTTGTATATATCGAACCAAGAAAGCCTAATCCTTTCTGTTGTTCTGGCTGTAGTGCATGTTGTGCATGCATCGTGTCGTGTATCTTACCTTTAACATTTATGTTTTGTTTGTATGCTAACCACGACACATCATACGTTTGGTTTTGTGCAACCTTAGTAATCTTTTCATTCTCTAAAATCTTTTTAACCCAAGACCATGCAGTCTTTTCATCCTCTGGGTCCTTCCAATAATTATGTAAGGTCTTTCTCTTATCCCAGAATGGTACTACTATAGCAACGGAATCAGATGGAGCAAAACCAATACAAGTAATAAAACCTCCGTTAGTTTCAATGTCGAAACTGAGTGGAGTATCTTCATTATCTTCTCGTATATATTTTTGCTCAAATTTTTTAAGGTCGCAAATACAAGGCTCAATCCATAACTCTCTTTCTTTTGTTTCTAAAAATTGTGAATCAGATTCTTTGATACCTTTCTTTAAATCAGAAAGCACAATGGGTCTGAAATCATAGTTCTTTACTACGGCACTAGGACTAAATGTAGGCAACACTTTGGTTCCCCTTGTGAGGTTAGATTTAAGAACGGTTCCCCTGTAAGTACCTATCTTATCTAGTCCTGTTAGTGCCCATAACGCAAGACTTCCCATTGCAATAATTACATTAGGTTTACACGCGTTAAGCTCGTTTTCTAGTCTAGTTAACTCGCCCTCGTATTCCTCTTTTAAAAAACCAAAGCCATTCACAGGGTACTTCGAGCGCCACTTCTTCTCTTTTAAAATTGCAGAGTATGTTTTCTTATTGTGAAAGAAATGTGCAGGGTTCTCCTGTGCTGGCTTCTGAGCGAGAGCGTAAGTGAGCAAACAATTTTCCACATTCAAGTTTAATATCTCACACATCTTGTGAAACATTTTACCCGTACTACCTACCATGATTTGACCAAGACGTTGCTCATCTGTACTTGGAAAGTCTCTTC